CAGTCTAGGTGTAGGTTTCTCTATGACATGGAGCACACCTACAGATAAAAAGTTACAAGATCTTTGTAAAGAAGCAGCAACTTCTAACATCGCAATGATGAAACAACTGACTGCTAATAAAAGATTGGACTTTGAGATTGCTCGCCTTAAGAATTGTGGTGAGTTAAAGTTAAAAGGAATTCAATTCCACCCCAAGTCACCATACTATGGTGTATGTGCTGATGTCTTAGTAAACAATCCACCAGGACATAAGCATCCACACTACCACAATATCCCTAGCGTTTCTTCTTCCTCCTCGGGAAGACAGAACGAAGCTCCTTCACAGCATGATTCATCTGACGCTGCTCTGCTAGGCGCTCCCCTACAGACAAAATAGGAGGTTTCTTACCACGTAAGGTAGAAATCTTTTTCATAACTTTCTTAACCGCTGGTTTGACTGCTTTCAATAGCAGATCTGCCAGTGGTTTTGCTATGAGTGCTGATGATGTAGCGATGACAGCAATACCACCCACCTGCATAACCTGTCCACCACTAGGTAGACCAGCAACAATTTGTGTGGGGAGTCCTACTGATTCTGTTATCTGAACACATGTCTTATCGATGAGTTCATAACCAGTAACTCTCTTTCTAAATCCTTCCACTAATGTTCCTACAGGTTCTTGTGCCTGCTGTACCTTAGTAGGACATTCTATTTTGGCAGTAGGTGGTGGAGGTGGGGGTGGTGTATCTGTTTTTGTTTCTGGTGGTGCAGGTTTATCTGGTGTTCTGTTATCCACCTGAGGTGGACCAGTCATAATCATCTGGTTTGGTTCAAAAGAAAGAGGATTAAAATTGGGAACACCAGAATCGCAAATTGTAACCACACCATTAGGATCATCCGTTCGTAATTGATTATTTTTAGCAGTATTAGTTTCAGTCGCCTCAACACACCCTGGTATATTAACCACAGGCACACCAATGTTTACAACTACTGGAGCTGCTAGTGGTAGTGATGTTGAAGTGCTATTAAAGTCATAGGTAGGGATAGTATTAATTTGAATATCATTAATACGAATATCCCCGCCTGTAATGATGGGTATCTCAGGCATTAGTCTTCAAATAATTTAAAAATTCCTGTCCAAATAGAATGGAAGAATACATACAAGAAAAATGTTTCAGTTGCGTCTTTCTTTGCTTGCTTCTTATAGGTCGATTGTGCCATGATAATATTATAATAATATTCACAGTTATTTAACAATTCTCAGAAGATTCTCAGTTAGCAGTCATTAAATACTGATCCAACTGTAGAACCTAGTGATGACCCTGCTTTCTGTCCTAGTAGCAATGCCCATCCACCTGCCAACCAACCCACGTAAGGGACGCTAGCAAGGGCAGGAACAGCAACACCAGCAGCAATAGCACTACCCGCCATCGCACCTTGACTTCGTGCTCCAGCGTCCGCCACTAAACACTCTGCTTGTTTGGCAGTTAACTTTCCCTCGTCATCTGTTGCACCCCCTAGGTTACGAGTACCTTCACGGGTGAACTGATCACGACGCCATTCGTTTCTGATTTCAGATCCACCACCAAACAATCCTCTCCTCTCTTTGTCAACATCTAGAGACCTTTCGGACTCCAAAACCTTAGGATCGTCAGCACGGAATTCAATTTCATAACCATCCTTACCTGCCTTAATCTTATAAGAAGAGTAAGGACCATGGGGGATGTGAAATGTAGGAGGTTGAACCACAGGTTCAGGTTCCTGCCTGAAAACATATCCAAGCAGACCTATGTGTGCTACAACAAATACTCCACCAACTGAAGCGGCAACGATCTTAAGTTTATTCATGGTTAGAATGGCATAGTGGGACTAGGCACAGCAGGACCAGTCATCTCAGGGACTCCTGGAATAGCAGCATCTACCAGTGATGGTAGTGCTTCTGTAATTGCTTCAGTGATAGCAGCAGTTACTCTCTCCCTTGATTGCTCGATTAATGTATCCTTTTGAACGTAAAGATAAGCACCACCCCCTAAGACAGCTAAAGAAACTAAACCAGATAACAACGCTACACCATTAATCAATTTTTGCATCTTTCTTCTCCAATGTAGGTGCTTGCTTTGAATCATCCTTCTTCTTAGAAGGCATGACACCAAACGTAGCTAATGTACCAGTAAAAACACTGGCGATAAAAGTTGGATCGATATTTTTCTGAGGAACACCAGGAACAGTTACATAATTAAGAGTCAGAATTGCTGCTGACCAACCAAGAATAATAACTCGGACGAGAGTTGATACACCCTCATCCGCCCACTCAAATTTGTTTTCCTTTTTGGCTTCCTCTTTCTTCTGTGGATTTGATTCCATGAGTAAAGAGTTAGGCAGCTCTATTTATCACTCAGCAGGTGTTTCTTCTTGTGCTGCTTGATATGCTGCTACAACTTCTTCAGTCCATAAAGTTGTAGCGACGGCAGCAACTCTATCATCTTCATTGCTTACATCAGCACCAGGAACAATTACATGACGATGGAAACTAGAAGCAACTTCTACACCATCTTTAAGAATCTGATCTCTTCTTCTTACTTGAATACATCCGTCGAGTAGAACTTCAATTTTATCTACTACTGATTTTTCTTGTAATGCCATTAGGATCGTTCTCCAAACTAAACAGGTTTAGGCATAATTATTTATTATGCTGACTAATTATGAATATATGAGATAGATCCCCTTATGAGAACATTACTTGCTATACTACCAGATATGAGTCCTGACTCAGTATTTCCAGTTTTTCCATTTATAAGCCAAGAATAATTACCACCTGCTTGTGGAACCGAAAGAGCAAGATATGAAGTAGTTGGAACAGATCTCGCCCAATGAACTGCTCCACCACCATAAAAATTTGTACCAAATCCTTGAGCAGGAATTGCTGAAGATATATAGGGCAACCCATCAATCCGCCAATTTCCACTAACACCTGAGTTACTTCCAGGATTTGATAGATAAAATTCTGCTATAACTCTGTTTCCAATCTTTGTGTATGTTCCCATCCTCTCATTAAAACTCGTTACACTTCCGCTTGTAGATCCAGAAATATATGGAAACCAATATCCTTCTTCATAATCATCAAGCAACTCACTACTCATACTAGATCCACCGAAGGTGGGATTAGAAGTAGAAGAGAAGTCAATACCAGTTCCTGCTGTTGAGAATTTTAGGTTACCATTAGCAATTTGAACTTGACCACTAGAAGTTATCCTCATTCTTTCAGCAGTGTTATTACTACCGTCAGATGTTGTTCTAAATACCAATCTGCCTGGATAATCGTTGGTGCCGCAAACTCCATCTGCTATACAGTCAATCCCTGCATATTTTCCAGGTCTTGTGTCACCAAATAAAATTCTTCCAACTGGTTCTCCAGCTAGACTGACTTCTGTGACATCACCGTTTTCATCTTCAGCAACAATATTGATACCATTTCTAATATGAGCAGTAGCGTTCACATTATATACAGTATCCATTCCAACTAACAGATTACCGCCAAATCCTGAAGTTATACGAACTCTTTCGGAACCACCTGCGTCAAAAGTAACATTACCACCGGTCCAAGCTAGATTATTACTACCATCAATCTCTAACGTATTGCTACCCTCAACTAATCTATTAGTAGGAGTGGAACTCAGTCCAATCCACTTATTTGGATTTACCTGAACACATTTGTATGTAATAGACCCAGCAATGAATGTATCATTTAAAGTAGGACTTGCTGGAAATACAATTGCCATTTTATTTTAAACTAGAGATACCCTGATGTATTTATTACTTAGCGTTAGCTGTTTGGAATGGCGACTCAGCAAATGCCATGAAGATATATGTTGTTCCATCTTGGTTTTGGTGTGCATCATCATCTCTCAATTTAAAACCATTAGATAGGAAATCCATTCCAGTTTCAGTTGTTTCTGGTCCAATATTAACTGGAAGAATATGTTTATTATTTTGGTTGGTTGGACATCTTGAAGAATCAAGTAATCTCCAATTTTCATTACCAGAACCGTTAATTTTTTTAATCAAAACCCAAGCAGGTTTAAATCCACAATACACAAAGGGTCCATCATTATTTCCATTTCCAACATAACTAGAAATTTTACTAAAACCTTCTATTTCTGCCCACGAATAAGCGATATAATTATTACCACTTTGGTTGAACCAATTGTATACATTGTTATTAGTGTCAATAACACTAGAACTAGATGATTGAGCAGCTGCCCCTCCCCAAACTGAGGACATATCTCCATATTCCCAACTACCTGATGCGTTTGTCATTACAAACCAAGGAGTAGAAGAACTGCTTCTATTCTTAATCATAACAAATTTTGGAGCAATTCCCAAACCATGTCCAAAGGTGTAATTTCCCGTGCTACCAGAATAAGCAGCAATACTAAACCCAGCATCCTGATTAGCACTCACCTGTGATGTGATAGTTCCATCAGTGTTTAATACTGCGGCACCACCAGCCTTCCAACACCAGGCAACATATGGTTCACCATTAGCATTTTCATCACCGCCAGAAGATGAAAGAGAAAAACCATCTTCATCAAAACTATTTACTCCTCTATCTGTATATTCAAGAAGTTCATTATTTGTAAATACTGTTTTCTTAGGACCACGAATAACATCATTTAGTATATGATTTAAAGATGATCCATCTCTTCCCTTCAACCAGACAAAATCTGGTTTGAATCCAACACCAGTAACTGAATGACCACCAACTCCATTACCAGTATAAAGCACAGACTTAAAATACTTACCAGGATCAGCAATAGCAGGAGCAGGTAAGTTATCCCCACATAATGCTAGGAAACCAGTTGAAGGAGCATACTTAAACAGTCCCTTACCACTATCATCAGCGTTTGTTCCTGCTGTGAAGCTACCAGATAGTGTTGGATTTTGACCAAAGTTATGAACAACAATAGAATCTCCTTGTCTCGCCAAAGATTCAATTGTCCAATTTGTACCAGAAACAGCATGTGCTGGGAAATTATATGTAGCAGCAGACACTCCATTTTTGAAGAACTCTACATCTCCATTATCAATATCTAAAGCAACACCAATAATATCACCAGCGACATAAGTAGCATGAGTTCCTGTTGCTGGATCAGATCTACTAGATCCATTTCCCAAAAATGCTCCACCAGTTTCTCTATATAAAATTGCGTATCCAGGACCACTAGATCCATCTACACCACCTATGTTTGGTGCTACAACACCAACTCCACTAGCCTGACTACTAAGTCCAGTAGCACTAGGTAGAGTTGTTTCAAAATACCACTTACCTGATGAAACTATGAAACTGCCTCTTGCTGACTGGTTAGCAGTTCCATCAGTTGCTACAGTTAAATTGCCATCTGATAGTGATAAATTAAGTCCGCCACCAGATGAATTTTTTGCAGATAAAGGACTCATGGTCATAAAGTTATTCTTACAAGTATCAGCAGTTGTTCTAAATGCCTCAATACCTACTGGTGTATAAGGTTTGGGAACATCAAAACCACCTTTGTATTTTGCTAGACCTTTGTAGACGCGAACATCTTGTATAAGACCATTAAATCCATAGTCTGCACCATTGCTTCCATCACTTTCAGATCCAATTGTAAATGGAACAGTAGAAGTATTTCCTGCTGTTGGTGTGCTTACACCAACTCCAACAGCAACACCGTTTACATATAAAGTAAGTACACTTCCATATTTTTCCACAGCAATATGATGCCACTGATTTAGTGCTAATACTGGTGAATTTCCAGTATTATAATTAGTGCCACCAGAGTTAAAATATGAAATAACCTGGCTTGATGTATTAAAATTTAGTTGGAAATTTCTATTTGTTCCACCACCAGATTGCCATTGACCAATTATAGCTGCTCCATTAGTTGGAGTTGCATTTGGATATATCCAACATTCCATAGTAACATCACCACCAAAAACAAAATCACTACTGGTTGGAACATTAATCACATCTGTATTTCCAGAAGCATTTGTTCCATCATTATCAAAGGTCATTGCACTTCCATAATATCCAGGAATTTCATAACCCACACCAGCATTACCAGTTGCTGTAAGTGTCTTATTAGTTCCACTACCTTTGATATCAGCAGAGTAATCTTTCACATCAGTCTGTAGTGCCACAACTTTTATATTATCAATAGTAACTGAAGATGTTGTGCCCTCATATCTTGCCACACCTATACCATCCTCAGCATCAGCTGTAAATGTATATCTATAACTACCAGTAGCAGAAATTAAGATTTCATCACCACCAATGCCACCACCAGTAGAGTTTGCTGTTCCAAACTTCACTGTACCGGAAATTGCCGTAACATCAACAGTCGCAACATATAAAGTACCACCAATTAATCCAAGATTATATTGGTATAATGGTTGATAACTACCAGTGGATGGCATTGAGGCAGAACCACCAGAAATGGTCCACTGACTAGATTTTTCCCAATTACTATCCACAGAAAAATTTCCGTTAGTAACCAAATCTGGATTGGAAGTTGTAGAAATACCAGGAACAGCAAGAACAATAGAAGCATCTAATTCATTTCTACCAGCAGTTAGACCATCTCCCTCAGTTAGAACTGATAAAGTTCCAGGTGATACAGCAGCAGCAGTTGGTGATGATGGAGACTGGCAACAAAGAAGAACAGTATTAGTTACTGCGGTAAGAGCAGATGTTGGTGGTGTAAAGTTTGAAGTATAAAGGGCAGTTCCATTTACAACACGAACGTTTGAAATGAATCCCTTGATGGCTTTAAATCCAGCAGCAGTAGCACCAGCACCTGCTTCGCATCCAACTCTACACCCAAACGCACTGGTGTTATTATAGTTTTCTGTGTGGGAAGTATCCTCCACCACCATTCTACCATCAATAAACAGACGGAGTGTATTTCCACTTCTACAAGCAGCATAATGATACCACTTACCTGTTTTAAGACTTCCTGCAGGAAATGTTGCTTCTACTTTTGTAGAGTTTGAGAAACTACCAGCAAATGCACCAGCAACAATACGATCCGATTCAACAGCAAATGCAAATGTAGTAGTATTGCTCTGAGATGAATTCATAAAGATATACTGCAAAGAATTTTGCGGAATATCACTATGATAAACAAAAGCTTCTACAGTAAATTCACCAGTTCCAAGATTGATTGCATCGCCACTATCTTGTAATGCATTTCTATTTGTTGAAGTAAAATTAACGACACCATCATTAAACAATTCACCTGTCTGTGTTCTCAGTTGACTGACATAAGCATCAGAAGTTGTAGGAGCTCCATTACGTGGTTGTGGTACGTCCTCTCCCTTAAGTTTGATAATACTATTAGGATCACAGTGGAAGTCAGCACCAGGATTAGAACTATCATTCATAGGCAGATAGAATCCATTGGCACCAAATCCACCACTACGATTGATCGTATACTTGATTGACTTTGGTGCTCTAGGACTCCATTGTCCTGGTCTAAAATCAGTTGCTTTTTCAGTTCCAGAAGACATATAACCGTCTCCATCTTTATAGAAACCAAACACATCTGGTGTGAGTGCTTGACCGTCTACGAAGAAAATATCAAATGCTCCGCCTTCTGCATAATCTCTGCCACTAGAACTATATTTTCTGGCTAAAACATTATGCTCTTTACCTACAACATTAAATGCAATACTATCAAAGTTTTTAGCAACATAAGCACCAATTCCACCGCTTGTAGTTGTATCAACTTCTACACCATTAATGTAAATAAGACTTCTTTTTCTTTCACTTTCTAATGTAGTGTTTAAAGCAAAAACTATATGAAACCAGTTACCAGTATCTCTATACTTATTGGTAGTATCAAATCCATAAAGTGTTGAACCACCACTCAGATATCGTAAAGAATCTGCTCTAAATCCAATTTCTTCTTGCTGTAAACCACTATTGTATGCATTAAATATATCAAAACGAGTTGATCCATCAGCATTACTTTTCTTAAACCATCCAGCATATGTAAATACTCTTCTATTACCACTACTGGTAGGAGTTCTCTTTAAATATTCGTTTGCCATTTATCAACCCAGTGTGGTGGAACCTGATGGAACATAGTCAGTAAAGATCTCTACCCACTCAGTGCCATTATATATTTTGTAAGCATTCTCTACAGTATTGAAGTATTGATCTCCTTCAGTGTTGTTGCTAGTTGGATCACTAGCAAGGGCACCTAACATCTTTGTGCCGTTGACATATAGTGCCATTAGTTTACCTCCTGAAGCATGAATTTGTACTTCTTACCGCTCCTTCTATTTATCAGGAACAGGTCTTCCTCACCCTCTTGAATTGTGTATTGACCCCACGTTCCATCTACATCATTAGCAGCACCCTCGTTAGATAGTTGAAGGTCAGCAGAGTAGATGTTTGCCCAACGCTTAGTTGGTGAACCAAGATTACTTGAATTATCAACATCTGGAGTAATATCTCCAGAAACAACTAGATCAGTTGGTGTTCCGTTTGGTGAGGCATCAACCCACTGAGTTGTGGATCCGTCGTTATAGTATACAAACAAACGACCATCATCAGAATCATACCAAAGATCTCCTTCCACAGAATTAGAAGGAGCACTACTTGAAACTTCTACAGCACCACCAATTGCTCCCCAAGCAGTACCATTATATCCTTCAAATACATTTGATGTATCATTCCAGCGTAGCATACCTTCTGCTGGAGATCCAGGTCTTTCAGCATCAGTTCCAGAAGGTAGTTGTATATATCCTGTTCCCGTTAGACTTACATTACCAGATACTGTTAGAGC